GTTAGTAGCTAATCTTTTTAATTCTTTACATACGGCGCATAATCCAGTATTAGAACCAGTTAGCATCATATTACCGCACTTGGTACATTCCTTCTTTGACCTTTTACTTTTAGAATAACAAGGCTTACATAATCCGTGAGAACCTTTTGATATAGCTCTACCTTTATGGTTTATAGTACCATATTCAGCACCGCATAAAGAACAATTAGTTTCTACCTTTTCAGTTTTATACAGAAAAGTCATCTTACCCCTTAAGTATATCCTTTGATAACAAGGATTACAACGATCTCTTGAGTGGTAAGGTTTATGTATATCAAATACATATTCGCAGTCAATACAGAACGGGCTTTTCTCTTTAATCCGAAATCTTTTCATCTTTAAGATATAATTTTATTAGGTTATCTAATAGTATTTTGTTTTTCAGTACCTCGTCAGTATTATCTTTTCTAACGGCATCTACTAAATAATAATTTATATTGATAATCTCTTCAATAATATCGGCTTTCTTTACATCCATAATAGTTTCATACTCTTTTAGGTATATATTAAGTTAGTCGTGCTTATCGCATAAAAAAACCCGTTAGTTAATAACGGGTCAAAAAGGTTTTTAATTAAACGGCGATCTAATAGAGATTACCTTTTTATTTTTATATAGAATAGACAGATAACAGAAAATCTTCGGGAAAAGGTAAATCCATTATCTATATTTTATATTAAATAAATTAAAAAAGTTTAGAAATCTCCGTTTCTTTTATTCATTAATGGTTCATTTTTAGATATGTAGTATTCTATCCAATATCTTTCTCTGTTTCTACTTTCGGTTTCTTCAATTAGTTCTATTTTTGATAATTTGTATATATCTTTAGGAACTGAATAGTTAGCGGAACCTTTTCTACGACTTAAGGCTAATTTAGTATGACCTACATATATAATTTTACCTTCATATACGAGGCGATATATTTTATATTTAGAGCTTTTACTGGATTTATTCCATTTAGTCATATACTCTCTCATATATTTTTTTCTTTTTTCCGTTTTATTATATTTACGATCATATTCTCTTCTTTCTTCTATAGTCATTTTTTTTGTAAATTATTTTGTAGTTATAGATTTTTTATTTATCTTTGTTGTATAACAAAAAAAAGATATGGATAAGAAATACTTTGACGAACAAAAAGAAATAACTCTACGAAGCTTTATTAATACCTCTATTCGTAATTGCTTTGAGGTAGAAAAAGATATATTAGGTTTTATTAATATGTATTTAGAATCTAACCTACCTATTCCAGATATGGAAGATAAGAAAGTTTTTATTAATGATAATTGGATAAAGGTAATAGATTTATTTAACCAGGAAAAGAGAGATAACAAATTAAAATCTATAGGTATATAAGTATTAGTATTTTTTTATATCATGATGCTACATGTTTTATATAAATCTTTATCAGGTAGGTACAACCCCCCCTTTCTCCCTTAAAGTAGATTTTGTTGAACTTATCAAAACCTAAATTAAAGTAGTTTCGTCAGTTATTAATCCATCCTGACTACATGCCGTATAATTAGATCCTTTTCTCCGAAGGTATTGGTACGATTTTGATTTCTCCTTTAAGGTCTCCTGTTATCGGGGGGTTGGATAGCGCAGGAACTTTTTGTACCAATAATATATTCTTTATGATAAGTTATCTCATAAAGCTTTACATAACTACGACTGAAGAAACTCTCTCAAAGAGTTTCGTTCTGGACTTTCATTTGTAGGTATTGGATTACCTACCAGGGTCAAACCGTTTTAAGACCTGTAATTGCTCGTAATACTTTTTATTGCTGCTAATCGCCGTTATCTTTATGTTATATGTATAAGTAATAAAAAGTTGTTTTTAGAAAAGGTGGATTTTTTATGGAACAATAAACAAAATGTAGTTTTTCATATATAATATATATGAATAGAGATAAAGAACTTAAACTGAAAAAGATATTGAACTACCACTTATCCAGAGGTATTATTACAAAGAAGAAACATAAAAAAGAAATTGACTACATTAAAAAATTAAAAGAAACAAAATGACTTACAAAATCTACAAATTAGTATATGAAGGTAATATAGTATATGTTGGTAGAACAAAAATGACTCTTAAACAAAGAGGATATGTAGGTTATAGTCATAATATACATCTAAAAGATATCCATAAAAATTGTATTATGGAGTTAATAGAAGAAACAGATGATATATCCAGAGAGAGGTATTGGATTAACCACTACAAAGAAACCGTATTAAATATACAAAAAGGAGATGGATTAGATCATAAAGAATATCAAAAAGAATATTGGAACAGAGAAGATAATAAACAAAGGAATAGAGAGAGATTAAAAATACACCAACAAAAAAAAAGAAACAAAGAATATGAAAACCAGAGAAATAAGTCATAAAGATATAGCTATACTAATTTATAGCTTATTTAAGCCGCAGATTTTTCACGATCCTATGATATACAAAATTATACCTCACGAAGCCGAAAAGAACTTCGGTATAGAGGATATGACTGAAAAAGATATACAATTTGTAAAAGATATACTTATCGCTATTGATAACATAGATGGTAATGGATATGATTTCTAAAAAATAATGAATAACATGGCTCAATTAAAAGAACTAACTTATGATGAAAAGGATTTAATACTACCTAAAGTAATTTTATTACTACGAACTAAAACTGATAAAGATAATCCTTATTTAGCTCCAAGAATAGTAGATTCAATAAATTATTACAAAGAGAAAATAGGATTTACCTGTACCTTTAGTGAAAGTAGATTAAGAAAGATAATAAACTATATTAGAGATAACGGATTAGCTCCTGTATTATCAAATAGTAATGGTTATTGGTATGATGCTAACCCGTCAGCTATTATACTAATAGCTATTTCTATGGAAAGTAGAGCTAACTCAATTAGAGCAGCGGCTAAAGGTTTAAGAAACCTCGCTCAAGAGATAATAAATGAGAAAACTGACCCTCTTGGTATAGATTTCTAACAAAAAAACCCTACCTTTTTTCATTTTTAGGTAGGGTTTTTTTGTTTTCTGTAAGTTTCCGTAGTGATAATGGTTATTTAGCTCTCTTATTAAGCTCTTTAATCTCTTTAGTTAGTTCTATAACAGCCGCCTTGAGCTCATCAAACTTTTCAGTCATGTTATCATACTTATTGTTATGGTCGTTCTTTAGGATGTCTAATTGACTTTTTGTTCTATAAGAAAGTTCTTTAACCTCTTTTAGTTCAGCCATGGTAGCCTTTAAGAAATAGCCTATTATAGCTAACATAACTCCACCTATAGCGGTTAGTATATCAATTGTTTCCATCTTTTTCTTTATCCTTTTTTTCTTCCTCTTTAATAATCTCTAAAAGGATTTTTTTATTAGCGGTAAGATATACCTTTTTCTTTTTCTTTTTAACAACAGAAATCATTAGGGTCAATATTATTTAGTGGAGGAATAGGTCCTCTAAAGCCTATACCTGATGTATAAATACCTGACTTATAGTTAGATTTATTAGCTTTAACATCAAAAGGATTACCTGGTTCAGTAGTATAGAACTCTGGAAAAAGAGCTGGATTATTCTTGATATAATCTTTTGTTCTTTCCGAATAGAACTCGGCGTTGTTTCTACACTGATCCATTAACCATCTTAAGTCATCTACAGATGACGGTTGAGATGAATCCGAACTCTTTAATGAAACGGCTTTATTAGTTAGCTTAAAGTTAATGAAAGGTAAGGCGTGATATACGACCCACTCGGCTTGAGCCGGTTGAATATAATCTTTAATTAAAGTTCTGTAAGCTCCTGTAAAGTTAGGGCAGTCAGTCAATAGCTTATTATATAAATGAGAACCTACGGTACTTTGTATATTTAGATCCTGAGCCTTAATGATAAACTTTAAGATTAAGTCAGCATCTACATTTTGATCTATTACCGTATATTTGTAGATATAGTCGGAGGTTAGGAATATAGCTTTCATTATTGACCTTCAGTTATTTTTTGTATATCTAACTCATACTTATTTAAGATTAACTTTGTTGTTGAACCGTTGAACTTTAATAATTGGTTAAATATATTAGCTACTATATCCTGTTTAGGTGCGATATACATGCTTTGGAATATTTCTAAACTTTCTAATATAACGCTTTTTTGACCTAACTCGCCTGGAGTAGAAACTCCGAATAAACCAGGATTAGTTATACTATGACCTGTTAGAATACCTTCAGTAATCTCTTTATTCAATTGTATAAACCTTTCGTCGCTGTCGTTAAGAGAAACAGGAGTAATCTCTGGAGCACGATCTTTACCATCGGCGAATAGAAACATAACCGTTTCTCCTTTAGCACCTGTAAAGTCAGCTTTTAATTGACGAACTACATCCTTCATCTCGTCATCTGTAGGAACTCCGTTATTGAAGGAAATTACCATACTCGGCATAAAACCATTTTTAACCTGGTTTAAGTGGAAAGAACTAATTTCATATTCTAACTCAATCCAATTAACGCAGGATATATATTCAGGAATACCATAATACTCTGTACCTGGTCGGTACTCTTTAGCATAAAGTATTTGAGTAGATGTAGGATTTTTAGGATTATATGACGGGTATTTTTCAGGCCCGAACTTTCTTAAATTACACCAGTCGTTAGAGAAGAATACATTTTTATGATCTTCAGCTAATCTAATCTTATTTACAGGTAGATAATTGACCTCGGCTATTTTAGATTTATCTTTTGAGTAGATAACCTCTAAAGCGAAAGCTCCGAATAGTTCTAAATCGTAAGCTACTCTAAAAGCTATATCATCTATAGTCATTTCATTATACGGATTAGCTAAAAATTGAGCGGCTATACCATCTATACCATCTTTAACAAATCCATTACCGGCTATCATCATAGCTTTTCTTTTAAGAATAGCGTTATGTTTAGCACTTCTATTCATTAAAGAAACTAAATAGTCAGGATAAAGATTATCTTCTCCATAACTTACATATCCAGCTCTCGTTATTCTTTCGGAGTAAATAGGAAATCCTTCTCCTACGCTAAAGTTATGAAAACCTAATTGAATATTTTTTTTATTTTCTTCCATATTGTTTTATATATTTTATAGTTCAGTAAATACTCTTATTGTAGAGCTGTCGGAAGCCGTGAAGGCGTTAGGAGTAGCTTGAGGATTAGCGAAACTGAACGAACCTACAATTTGTAGAATACCAGCTTCGGTCATATAAGAAGCTGAACCTATATTTAAGTTAAACTCGGTAGGCATCTTATATACCTCAAAGTTATATTGACCCGCATCTACATTTAATACTACAGAACCAGTCATACTTGAGTAAGTACCTACTGATATAGTAAAAGCATCGTAATAAGGCGACTGACTTATATTTTTAGGAGAGAATACATACTGGTTAAAGCTGTCGCTACTCGTTATTCTAAAAGTATAATAGTTAGTCAATAAATCTTCTGGAGTAGATGTAGTGGTAGAGTTTTTATTACTCTGTAATACC